ATCCTACTACATGAGATAAAGACCCATCGTCATTACCTCCGCTAGGAACTTTATATAAATCACTTAAATCTACCAAAGAATTAGGTATAGGTTTAAATATAACTGAATCTTCTAAGTGGTCTACATGATTATCCACATACCACCCTGGTCTGCCTTGACCTTTTTTGCTTTCAGTTCTTTCATTCCAACCTGATGTTGAATTTGGCTCTATTACAGAGTATGTTATTCTACTTTTACCATAATGATGAGTATTGAAATTATTACCAATAGGAGGATATTCGTCAGGAAATTGTCCTCTACTATCTATATACCAAGGGCCTCCACCGTTTAAAAGTACAGAATAGTTCTCATCAAAGTCACCATTTGTATCTGGGCTCGAATGATTGAAATGTACTTGACTATCCCAATCAGCTGTATCATTTCCATTTCCATTTATATTTCCACTACTAATATAGCTTCCAAAATAGTGAGGACGGTCAACAGTAGGAGCAGTTGAATTATATGTTGTAGCCGTAGGGGTTGGAACCTCTCTTTTTATCCATCTCATCCAAATCTTCTCTTTAGTGGTCCAAGCACCTCCAC